TAAGCCTCTTCCCTATAATAGGAGTAAAAAATGGCAATATATGGAAAAACAGGATACATAAAAAAAGAAAGGAAAAGACCTAATCATAAGGATAAATCCTTCTCAGCAAAATGGGGAGAAAGAGCAGACACAATAGCAGAAAGAGAAGATGTTGCAGTTGCAACTATACATATGCGGGTAAATAAATTCGGATCCCCTTATCAGAGGGCCGAAAAACCCACAAAATCAGAGGAATTATGTGGTAAAACCCTGTTTCAATTAGCAGAAGAACTTAAATTGCACCCTCAAACATTTATGGGTAGAATAAACACTTACAGAAATCCTTATATAAGTAAATGGGGTATATCAAGATCAGAAAAGATATACAATGCAGTCACAGGCAGATATTCTACTTGGCTTGCAGAAGAACACCCGTGTTATGCGGAATGGAAACAGCAAAAGGACAAGCAAAATGATGAGCTGTGGGCAAAAGCAATAGCACATCAAAAAGAATTAGAAGAGAAAAGGGAGATTAGAAGACAAATTAAATTAGAAAGAGAGCAGAGAAGAATAATCAGAGAGCAGAAAAAAAATAAATAATATTTGCAATAGGAGGCTACAAAATGCAATATACAGATACACTTATCCCACTTAAAATAGCCGATACAAAGGCCAGTAAGGATAAGAAAACAGAATATAAAACAATTATCTTATATGATCCAGAAAATGACAAAGAAGTAAGAACTTATGTGGTAAGTTCCTACAGGAACTATAAGAAATGGGAAAATGTTATCAACTATAATCTTAAATCAGGCACAGCGATACTGAAAGGTAAGATAAAATACAAAGAAGATGCTATCATAAATGCAGACAGCAAATTCACTATGTATCCAGGTGCAAGTTGGAACGATGTAGCAGATATCATTAAAAACAGAAGAAATACCTCCTTGGTATAAATACATATTGAGCGGATACCCCCAGCTATCTGACGATGTGGTCTCCGACGACGCTGATCCGCTCACTATGGCTTACATTATGGCAAACAATTAAGGCACAAACACAGAACCCTACAGTGATAGTATATAACATATAGGTATGTCGGCCTCTATACTATGGCTACATAACAGACCGGATAGATGCATAGCGAATAGCGACCGCACCCGTAAACAATAATACACCTCCACAACACCCGATGATCGTTGGTAAAGGTAGCGAAAGCAGAAACCAAGAGGTTAAGAGTTATTGTAGTGTAAGTTAAACACAAAACAACACTGGCATAAACAGAGAACATACAAGGTAACGAAGTTCTTAATGCAACAGCATACCGTGGTAGGTTGGAGATAGTCACAAGATCCTTTGCCCATAGTGTTAAAATACCTACTCAAGTCTCGTGTGTGATACTCGCATAATGGTAGACGGAACCCAGATGGTTCCGTCTGAGTGAAATATCTGCATAATAGGGTCTACATTATAGCATCATATAGTCATATGATTCGTTCGAACTATTTGATTTAACTAATTCTTTGCGAGTTATACGGAGTATAACGAAGCAATCGGTAAATGCGAAGCATTTGCTAGAAAGCACTTAAATAACATTATGTTGACAAAAAAGCAAATAATGAAATTGGATAATCCACATCATAATACAGATCAAATTCATATCTATTGGAATAAGTTGCGACTACAGGAAACACTTACACCACAACAACTGGAGACCCTGCAACTATTGGGTGATATGGGCAAAAAACAACAGCGTCAGTATGTGATAATAGATGACAAATTGGTAGAAGCACCCACAAAACAGCGAGTATACACAAAAACAAGTGGTGAGTGGAAACGACATAAGAGTTATGAAAAGTCGGAAAAAGCATAAATAGTAATACGCAAACAGTAGCGATAATACTGACATACAGGAGAAGCAATGTCAACTGAAATAGACTCAAATGCAGAAGAAAACACCCCATACAAAGTTAAAAATGTAAAATATGGCGAAAAGATTGTGAGAGGTCGTGTTATAGGTCGTAATAAAACCGTTATACCAGAAGAACAAGTATTAGAATTAGCAAGACTTCATTGCACAAACAAGGAAATGGCAGACTTCTTTGAGGTGCCTCAAAGCACATTTAAGGACAACTTTCGCGATATAATTCTAAAAGGCAGAACAGAAACAAAACAACGGTTGCGTAAAGCACAATTAAAGTTAGCTCTTAATGGTGACCGTGTGATGCTTATATGGTTAGGCAAAAATATACTGGGACAATCTGAAAATCAGATAAATAATATTGACAATCAGGTATTACCTTGGTTGGATGAGCAATCCTCCTAATATATCTAATTCGTATAGTCGTAATAGTAAGTAGCCATACTTTAACGGTCAATTGGATTGCAAAATGAGAGACTCTTACCCCTAAGGGTCTCTCAACTTATAGGGGAAAGATATGAAGATAATACATACCGATTGTTTAGAATGGATGCAGAATCAACCTGAAGGTAGCATAGATGTATGTATCAGTTCACCACCATATAATATAGGCATAGGTTATAGTAGTTATACAGACAAAAGAACAGACTATATAGAATGGCAGAAGTCAGTATGGCAAGAAGTATGTAGAATACTTAAACCCACAGGACATTTATTCTTAAACATAGCCAGCACAAAAGCAGATCCCTATATGCCATATGATGTGGCTCGCAATGTGCCATGGTGTTTACAAAACAATATAATATGGGCAAAAGCAGTGGAAATAGATGGATATGTCAGAGGATACAGCACACCCACAAGTAGCACAAGATATCTACAAAATGGTTGGGAACATCTATTTCACTTTACAAAAACAGGTGATACTGATATAGATTTAGAATGGAGTGGTGTGCCTTATTCGCCCACAGGAACACCAGAGAAGAATGCTAAGAGAACAGGTAAAACCTGGAGACCCACAACAACATGTTGGCATTATACATACAAAAGCCTAGCCACAAAGAAAATAACAGAACAAATTAAGGGTAAAAACAAACATCCTGCTATATTCCCTGAAACACTAGTGGAAAAATGCATAAAGGTATCTGGATGTAAATCAGGTGTAGTATTTGATCCTTTTGCAGGCACAGGCACCACAATAGCAGTAGCAGAAAATATGGGACTCACTGGTATAGGCACAGATATAGATGCTGATTATGTGGAGTTCGCAAACAACAGAATAACACCCTTAAATACAGAATGGTTCGAGGAAGTATGATAATACATAGTGATTGCTTAACATTCTTAAAACAACTCAAAGACGATAGTCACGATTGCGTAATCACAAGCCCACCATATAACAAAAAAGGTCTAAGAGGTGGTGTTAAAACATCAGAAAACATATGGAAAGGTAGCAATGTGGATTATGATGCATATGGTGACGATATGCAAGAAGAAGAATACAGAAAATGGCAGAAAGAAATATTAAACGAATGTTATAGAATAATCAAACCAGGCGGCAGTATATTCTATAATCACAAAATAAGATACTGGGACAGAAAGGGTTATCACCCTATGGAATGGCTAACAGATATAGATGCTCAGTTCTATCAGGAAATAGTATGGTGGCGTAAAAACACAATGGCTATGGACAAAAGATATCTATTCAACACCACAGAACGCATATACTGGTTCTGTAAGGGCAAACCTAATGTTTACAAAGAACAAATGCCAGAAGAATACAGAAGTGATGTATGGCATATAAATCCAGATATGCGTAATCCACACCCAGCACCCTTCCCGGAGAAGTTAGCAGAACTATGTGTGCTATTATCCACACAGGAAGGTGATTTAATATTTGATCCATTTACAGGTTCAGGCACGGTGGCATCTGTATGTAAAAATCTAAACAGAGAGTTCTGTGGCACTGAAATAGACGAAAAGTATGTGCAAATGGCCCGGGACAGAATAACACCACTAGATAATCAATGGTTTGAAGAAGTATGAAGCTGACACAACTACAATCAGAAATAATAAACGACGAAAATCGTTTCAAAATAATTGTAAGTGGAAGGCGTAGTGGTAAAACATTCTGCGCCATATCAAGCCTTGCAAAATACGCCAGATACCCTGGACGCAAATGTATGTATGTTGCACCCAGTTATCGTATGGCTAAACAAATTGCTTGGGAAGATCTTAAACAAACACTTAATGAAAAGAGCTGGACAAAAAAGATAAATGAATCAGATCTAACAGTAACACTGATAAATGGTAGCACAATATTCCTGCGTAGTGCTGATAACCCTGATAGTATAAGAGGTATAGGTTTAGATTATGTTGTTATAGATGAGGCCGCTGATATCGGTGAAGAAGCCTGGAAAGCAGTAATAAGACCCACACTATCAGACAGACAGGGTGCGGCTATGATAATCACATCACCTAAAGGTAGGAACTGGGTATATGAAACATTTCAAAATGCAAAGCATTTACCAGACTGGAGAGCTTGGCAGTTCACAACAGCCCAAGGTGGTATCGTTGCACAAGAAGAATTATTTCAAGCAAAACAGGATCTGGATGAACGAACATACAAACAGGAATATGAAGCAGAGTTCGTTGACTATAGTGGACTTATATACTATGCATTCGGCGAACACAATATATTAGACATACAATTTGGGGATGCTCAACGCATACCCATACATATAGGAATGGACTTTAATGTTGATCCGGGTTGTGCCGTTTTAGGCTTCAAACATAATAATGGCATACATATATATGATGAGTTAGAAATATGGGGCACAGACACACAGGAAATGACAAAAGAAATACAACGCAAATATCCGCATAGGGCGTATATATGTTATCCAGATGCCAGTGGTGCACAAAGACGAACAAGTGCCGGCGGTATAACAGATCACATAATACTGAAGAATGCTGGCTTTAAGTTGCAAGTGGGCTCTATCAATCCTGCTGTAAAAGATCGCATCGCGGCGGTAAATAGTGTATGTAAGGCACAAGATGGCACAAGTAAATTGACAATCTCGCCTAAATGTAAAAAAACAATAAACGCATTAAGGAAACACACTTACAAAGAGGGAACAAGACAACCTGAGAAAGGTGAGTTCGACCACTTATGTGATGCCTTAGGCTATATGATAAACAACCTATATCCAGTAAGAGTGGATAACATACCCAGAATGGGTAAAGTGGTAAGAAAGGTATAAAAGGAGAAAGTATGAAATTACCAGAATATTTGAATAAAGAAAGCACACATAAAACAACAGGTGTAAACACAATGAGTCTGTTAGGACTAAGTTTACTATGGGGTCATATGCTACAATTGATTAGCCTATGGTTCTTACCTTTAACCATATTCAGTATACTATCTGGATTCGGTAATGAAATAGAAAACAGGAATAAAAAAGATGCCGACTGATAAAGATGACAAGTTGATAACTGAAAAGTTCAGCAAAGACACAGTTAGGAAAGCAGAAAAGATTATTGATAGTAGTGCAGAGTTAAAAGCGGCTCGCAGTATGAAAGATGGCTTAAAACCTTTCTATGGACAAACACATGGTGGTAAAGGTTCTGCACCCAGAACTAACACATTCAGCGATCAATATCAGGACAACTTTGATAAGATATTTAAGCAGGGTAAATATGCAAAAGACAAAAACAAAGACTGATGCACCTCTCGTAGGTCTAACAGAACTAACTTTATTTGCAAATCCTAAAACAAAAAGATTAGGTAAAGTATATAGAGTGTTCACAGGTAAGACAGAACAAGATATAACACTTAATGTTAAATATTATTCAATGAAATATGGTATTTTAGAAGCAAAGACAATAAGCAAAGAACAATATGAATCAGCAGTTAAAAATAATAAATGATGTAAAGCCATCAAAGAACCTTAATCGCCTTACGGATGTAGAACAAAACATACAGGCAGTTAGAGGTGAATTCCTAGGTAAACCGGAAATATGTCATACATTAGTTAAACATATCATATACTTACGCAGAGGTATTGAAGTAAACAAAAACAGCATAGAGTTCTTTAGGCTTTTGGGTGATCATATAGATGTAATATTAAAACACTATGATGTAAGATGGTTATTGAGTATATGCGATACATATGTTGATCACGGTGATGAACAAAGTAGTGCTATTGCAATGAACATAGTGAACATAATAAACAACATAAACATCACAAACACAATACTACATCTTTGCAAAGATGCAACTATGCAAATACAAATGTCAGATATAAAATACCCTACTTGGGGCGGTATGATAACCTGCGATGTAATAACAGGTGACACTATACACAATATGATGACCAGAAACGACAAAGTAATGAGCGGCCACTATATATTATATAAAATATGGTGTGAAATAAAGAACCGGGGTAGAACAGAACAAAATATACCGGTAAATCATATATGTCAGGCACATTTCAATCCAGAATGGAGGACATACTTCAAATGATAGATATAGTATGTTTCAAATGGGGACCCAAGTTCACAGCAGACTATGTGAATAATTTATATAGAGCCATACAGAGAAACACCACAATAGAACACAGATTTATATGTTATACAGATGATCCAGAAGGTGTTGAGTGTGAAACAAGACCCTTTCTTATAGATTTACCAGTATGGTGGTATATAATAGGACTCACAAATCCAGAACACGAACACAATGATAAATTGGTGTATATGGATTTAGACACCATAATAACAGGAAACATAGATCATATCTTAACATTAGACAAACCTTTCGCAACAATAAGCGACTTTGGTTGGACATCAGGATTGCAAACAGCATACATAATGTGGAACAAGTCAGTAAGAGATGCAGTATGGAAACACTTCACAACAAAATATAAACCTGCTGATTATCCTAAATTAGACTGTGATTACACAAAATGGGGCGGAACTAATCAGTTCCTGGAAGAATGTATGGGTGTGGTAAGAATAAACAAAAACCCTA